AACTAACCCAGCTATCTGTATCCTTTTAGCCTGTATGGACTTCTTTGCCTCACTATCCATTTTAGTCTAGAATAGAATCAATAAACTTATTGCAGGTCATTGCCCTATTAGTCAATTTAGCTATATTGACTGTTACCTGCTTAGCTTCAACATGTTTCTTAACAGCAGCTACGCATTGATCAGAAGTTTTAAGCTTGCCCAACAACCGTTGAACGCCTTCCTTCTCAAAACAACCAGCACTTGCCGCTGTAGCACAACCAGCTTGAATAGCTAACTCGGTTTTCTGTTCGTCCGAGATAGGGAGCTTGTCTAGCGACGCACCACACCCCGTTAACGAAACATTCACCACTACCGCTACAGTTAGAGCCATAAGGACCATAACACCAGAAGACACTACCCACACCACTAAATTACCATTTCTTTTTTTCATTTCTTTTTTTCCTTTTTATTGCAACGTTATATTCCAAACCATGCTTTTTTCTGTATCCTCATCCTCCTCTTCATCCCCGGTATCCATCTGGGCAAGAAGCTGCTTGATGTCTTGCCCCCCGTCCTCCTCTTCATCACCACCGACGTCCTCCCCTTCTTCCTCTTGCATACCCTGTGCTTGCTGGCCTTGCATATGCTGTAAAAACGTAGGGTCAAGTATTATCTCCCCTTGTCCATCAGGTAATGCTGGCCTATCTTCTTCCGCCCGTAGTTCATCCACCGTCATAAAGGTCTTTACTCGTTTCGTATTACGCTCAACCACAGTATTCCTATTATCAGCGTCTAAACCAACAAATTCAAGTTCAAAATCAGAATTTATTGGGTGCACTATGTGCTTGTTGAGACTCTTACAAATACAACGCAATAAAGGGCGTAGCCCACGCTCTTTTGATTCCGTTACCTTTTCGGCGTTACTGCTTTCAATCAAAGAAGCTTTTTGACCAGAATTCCCATACACGAAATTAATTTCAGCAGGATCTATACCGTGAACAGCGCAAACTTCTTTAATCAAAAAGTCCATCCAAGCATTGAATTCCATATCTCTATGAGTAGCTTGTAGATTGATGTACTGAAGATCTCCGCTTTCAGCCGTATTCATAATAGGAGTACGCCAAGCATTTTCAACACTAGACAACATATTATACCAATGCCTTTTAAACGATTCTAATTGCCCACCTGAAAGCGTCCCCTTTATGTTCATAATTCCTTTTACGGGATTCCCCTGTGTAAAGAATTTAGAATTGTAATCGTGAGCATTAATCAATCCAGTAATAGCAGTAACCAACATCTCTAACTCACTAGTGCCATACCCCTGCAAACGAATATCACTTCTAGGATTTCGAATATTAAAAGCTAACTCATCTTGTGTGTACTCATTTATGATCATCCCATCATAAACTTGTACGTATTTAATGGCCTTGGTGTCATCCTCATCCGAAAAGGTTTTACCGTTATCAGCTATTCTAATAGTACTTGCATCAGTAGCGTACCATTCAGCAGGAACCCCTTTTCTATTATTAACAATCTCATAACACCATTGATCATACGTTAAAAGATCGGACACTGCTTTCTTTAAAAAGTCCTCGAAATCATCCCTGCCTTTTGGGTTATCAGTAGCGCCCGTAGTTTGGAGCATAGCTGCCATCCGGCTAGCCCATTTATTTTCTTCTTTTGTAGGTTCCTTTTCGCTGTCCCTTAGCTTTATCCGATAACCTAATGAATACCTGTCTTTTTGTGGTTGGCAAAAAGTAGCTACTTGATTAGATCTAATCATATGTATTGCCTGAACAATAGGCAGTCGCCAATAAATAGCTTTTAATGTGCCATAGGTAATATTGCTAGGCTTATCTTTGTAACCCATCTGATCGATAATAGCATACGGGTCATAAAATAATGATTTAGGGTCTTCTGTTGCTTTTTCAACTGGGGGCTTATCATCTACCATACCATTGTTCGAAGCCAATTTAGCTTTAGCCAGATCTTGAACCACTTCAATCGTAGCTTTTCCCAGTTCTATAAAATCTTTGAAAGCCATATTGGCTCCTTTATTTAGGAATTATCTTGGCCGCAATGAGGGCAACTAGTTAACGCTTTCATGAAATTACCTTCACACGAAATACATGTTCGGCTATGCATCAATGGGCTCCTACCGTCGATGCTAGGGCTATTCCCATGGTAAAAACTATTGCTCTTAACCAAATTAGCAGCCTGTTCGTCCGGGGATAGCTGAACAGTCTCTTCAGCCTTATTCAACGGGGCCCCCAATTCAGGCTTAACGTCTTTGCTAGCTGTCCAACGAGACACTGCTACCGCGTTTTCATAACCCATCTGTTCTCGTTGATTAGCTACCGGTAAAGACTTCAACGCATTACCCGGCCTAGTTTCCTTTACAAACTCACCTAAATTATTGATTGCTTCATTGTTGCACATTGATTTCTCTGCTTTACCCCAAGATGACTGGTATTTCTTCGGTACAAGGTGTTTGTAATCTTCCGGGCTATCCTTTACGTCCGTCTCAAACTCCCTAGCTAAATTATGAGCATATGCTTGTCTAGTAGGCTTATCAAACATCGTTTTACCGGTATCCCCCCTGCCTCCATGTTCCTTAGCATATGAATCAGCTACTCTATCAGCATAGTACAGCCACAATTTATTAGCTTGCCCAGAATCATATTTTCCTTGAGACATCTTAGTTACCACGTTTTTATGAAAATCTTCTTTGTGTTTATACAAAGCCTGCGTATTGTCAGCGTGTAGCTCTAGATTTGTTACTGCATGAGTATCTACTTTCGGGTGATCTCCAGTAGGCCACTCTTTTTTAGGCTTGGAAGCTGTATCCTTACTCTTTTTATCTCCTCCTTCTTTATAAGGGATCTTATGAGCTGAATCAGCATACTTTCCGCCCCTAGGGCCTATATAGGGGCCACCTGCTTTTACAAACTCACCTAAACTCTTGATTGCTTCTTTGTTACTCATTGATTTCTCCTAAATTAATTATTTTCGCCCTGGCAATAGTGGCCTTCGGTATATCGTAATTAACTATTTCCTGCCCCATAAAAGTACGCTTAGCTACATAACTAGTTTTAACAACTCCACCAGCGCTGTTTACAGTAGTGTGTATGTCTATTATAGTTTCCACGTCTTCTCTTTTACCCTTACTATTTTTCTGAATAAAACTAGTACCAATTAAAAATCTTCTTGGATCATCCATAGCAATTTCGCTATTCTTCTTAGTAGTCTTTTCTTTATAAGGGATCTTATGAGCTGAATCAGCATACTTTCCGCCCCTAGGGCCTATATAGGGGCCACCCTTTTCTAAATCGATTACAAACTGACTTTTTTTCACTACTTTATCCTTTTTTTTAGGGCGTTCAATTACAGCCTTCAACCTACCCTTCTTATCTAACAGCAGTAATCCCGGAATATCAGCCCAGACTTTATTAAGCTCAGACTCTGAACTATCGTAAATATCTACACGTTGCTTAGCTAAAAACTTTTCAGCCACATTTGCCATATCACTGTCATCACTAGCCTGGATGTCTGAATAAGTCATACTCAAAGCTTTTTTCCATTTAGCTGCATTCATCTTAACGCTACCGTAATTACTATCCGCTTCTCTGTATTCTTTCTCTCTTCTAAGATAACTTTCGACTAAACTACTTTGATTTTTTCCTAGTTCACTAATTTTTCTTCTAACCCAAATTTCTTTGTTTGGCCCAAAAAAACCCCCCTCGCTAGGGCCTCCATAGCTATACTCACCTACCCTAAATCTATTCTGTTCGTATGGTAAATTCGGATTAGATAGTGTAGGTTCTTTACCAATGAGGCCATCTTTCGCCCTAATAGGTTTTTTGGTTGAATCATCGAGGGCGTATCTAACTAGATATTTGGTTGACATATTTTCAGGATTAAAAATATTGGCATTTTCTTTATAGTTACCATACGCATAATCGCGATCATCGCTAGTTCGAACTAAAGCCAGATTACCACCCCATTTAGAAAAAGATACACCAAACATGTCCCTAATAGCTGTGTCCTTTGGTAAACTAGGTAGGGGATTATCCCTACTACCCATACTGCTTTCTTCTTTTTCGGCTTTATTCTTCTTAGTAGTCTTTTCAGCCCAAGGAATGGTGTGTTTAGGATCTGCCCACTTGCCCCCCCTAGGGCCTATATAGGGACCACCTTTTTCTAGGTTCTCAGTATTATCGTTAATGGTGTATATCATCACAGCTCCTATGTTGGACATCCAACCATAAGAATATAGTATCGGTTACCTGATAAACTATCAAGGTTTTTGATTATTAGGAGTTATCCACTTCAGACTGAAGGGATTTCAATTTCCAAATACAAGATCTAATTGCCAGGGCATACCCCTGCGCACTAGCTTTATGCGTTACGGCCCAATCGGAATAGTTTTCCGTACGTTTTTCCCATTCTTTCGCTTGCTCTTCTAGCCAACTAAGAAATTCGTCTGTGTTAACTTGTTTCATTTTTATTCCCTCCTAAATAAACCTGAATATTAGATATCAAACCTTCTAAATCATCAGCTGAATCCTTCAGATCTTCTACAGCTTTAGCGGATACACCCAACCAATCTGAACCTACAGTGCACACTTTGTTTTTAACAGGCTCCCCTAAAGTTGAAATCAGCCTTGCTATTGTCGCTACTCTGCCTGAAAGAGCTAAACATAAATTGGACAACTCCCTTCGTTCAGCATCTTCTTCAGATTCACCTTTACGCATGACAGGTAACTCCCAATAAGTCCAATTTAAAAGCTGTGGCCCTATAACCTTCTGCACTTTCATATCTACCTGTGTAACTATTATCTCTGCGCCTTTACTCAAAACTGCAATACTATTAGCTGAACGTACAAGAAAATCTTCTGTCAAAACGTAAACACCCCTAAACCTAACTATCACCATACACCTACTTTCTACGATTATCTCTCAACACCATTCATTTAAATCTTCTCCATTCTACTGAAAAGTGAGTGTCCGAGTCTCCTTCTTTTACACTTTCAACCCGATTTCCAGGCATTAAAAATCGTAAAACAGTTCTTCTAGTAGCACAAGTA